CAATGCAAGTTGGGGTGGGGGCCCCAACACAGAGAAATTGGATTCCCAATTTCAACAGACAATGCAAGTTGGGGTGGGGGCCCCAACACAGAGAATTTCGAAAAGAAATTCTACAAACAATGTAAGTTGGGGTGGGGGCCTCAACAAAGAGAAATTGGATTCCCAATTTCAATAGACAATGCAATATATGTATGACAAATCACCACCATAATTTCAGTTTTACATCACTTAATCAATGAAAATGTGCTTGTTGATATTTGAATATTTACAGTCAAACAATATTCATCGCTATTTCTATCAACTTAAAATTCGCAATAAAAAACTGCCAGCACGCGAATAGGGCAGCTGACAGCATCGTTCTTATTTCTCTTTTAAATATTGAATGGAAGCCTCTTTAAAAATATCAATATATTTCAGGTACATATCTTTTTCAATATATTCATCGATTTGATGTGCCATTAATGGATTACCTGGTCCAAAAATGGCTAAATCAACATTGTCCTTATTATCTCCTAAGAAACTAGAGGCATCTGTTGCACCTACAAGCGCTGAAACAAATATTTCGTCTTGTTCTACATAACTAGAAGCTACATCTTTAATCGTAGTAATTAATTTGCTATTTTTATCGCTTGTTACAGGTCGGTGATTGCTTGGAATATCGAGTGAAAGCTTATTGCTATCCACATCATTAATGATATTTTGGAAAAACGATTCTATAAAGTCGTTATCATACTCAGGAACTGGTCTTACGTTAAATTCAAGTGAAGCTTCATCTGGTACAGAGTTAAATTGTTTGCCGCCATTTATAATCGAACATACAGCTGTAAGACCAGATGCATAATTTGCATCCTCTTCAGAAATTTCTTTTCCTATCAATGATTTGAACATGGGTGCAACATCTAATTCATGTTTAGTATCATGTTTTTTAAGCTCTGAATATTTTTCTTTAAATTGATTATAAAATTCAAGCAGTGTATCAATTGCATTGTCACCAATAAATGGAACTGAGCTATGGACAGCTTTGCCAGTTGCAGTTACTTTACATGACATAGACCCTTTATGTGCATAATAAATTCCAGATCCAGTTGGTTCAGCAATAATTAAGCCATCTACATCGTCTAAATAGCCTTTATCAGCCAATAATTTGGCACCTTCTTGTTCTTTCTCTTCGCCAGCAGTAGCTAGTAATCTTATCGTTCCTTGAGGCAATTGATTTTGTTCTTTTAATTCAATGAGTGTGATGACCAAAGCCATCAGACCGCCTTTCATATCCGTTGTGCCTCGACCGTATAATTTGCCAGCTTTTTCTGTGAGTTGAAAAGGGGGATAAGTCCAATTATCTTGATTTCCTGCATCAACAACATCCATATGACCACTCAATGCGAGTATAGGTGAGCCGTTACCGATTTCTGCAACGATATTGGCGCGGTGTTCATTAACTTTCAAAATTTCAGATTTAATATCGTACTTGTCGAATAAATCTTTTAAATAATTACAAACGTCTATTTCATTATTATTTTCAGTTTGTAGTTCAACAATATCTGCTAGTAATTGAATTTTTTCTTTTTCACTAAAAGTTGTCATTAAGCTCACACCTTTTCAAAGTAGTATATATATTTATATAAACATAATTTTTATTCTTAAACATAATTTAAAATGCAGAAAGTAGCGTGTTATTTGATTTCGTTCTATGAAATTAACTGTCTAGTATCAACGATCTTATTAACACTGATATCGGGTATGCTTAATTTTATAGTAAATTGTATGAGAAAGATGCAGGATATTATTTAGCTAATAATTATATATAAATTTCAAATCGATGGTTATTAACTACTAAATAAAAATATTTGCTAAATTAATGACTTTGTACACACATTATTTTTAAAGAGAATAAAGTATTTAATAATATTAACAAAATCATTTAATAAATAGTTAAATATATATTCTCTATTTTTGTGATATTATTCACATGTCGATACATATCAACAAATATCAATCATACGAAAGAAGGTTATAACAATGAAAAATAAAAAACGTGTTTTAATAGCGTCATCATTATCATGTGCAATTTTATTGTTATCAGCAGCAACGACTCAAGCAAATTCAGCTCATAAAGACTCGCAAGATCAAAATAAGAAAGAACATGTTGATAAGTCTCAACAAAAAGACAAACGTAATGTTACTAATAAAGATAAAAATTCAACAGTACCTGATGATATTGGGAAAAACGGTAAAATCACAAAACGAACTGAAACAGTATATGATGAGAAAACAAATATACTCCAAAATTTACAATTCGACTTTATCGATGATCCAACTTATGACAAGAATGTATTACTTGTTAAAAAACAAGGCTCAATTCATTCAAATTTAAAGTTTGAATCTCATAAAGAAGAAAAAAATTCAAATTGGTTAAAGTATCCAAGTGAGTACCATGTAGATTTTCAAGTAAAAAGAAATCGTAAAACTGAAATATTAGACCAATTGCCGAAAAATAAAATTTCAACTGCGAAAGTAGACAGTACATTTTCATATAGCTCAGGTGGTAAATTCGATTCAACGAAAGGTATTGGACGAACTTCATCAAATAGCTACTCCAAAACGATTAGTTATAATCAGCAAAATTATGACACAATTGCCAGCGGTAAAAATAATAACTGGCATGTACACTGGTCAGTTATTGCGAATGACTTGAAGTATGGTGGAGAAGTGAAAAATAGAAATGATGAATTATTATTCTATAGAAATACGAGAATTGCTACTGTAGAAAACCCTGAACTAAGCTTTGCTTCAAAATATAGATACCCAGCATTAGTAAGAAGTGGCTTTAATCCAGAATTTTTAACTTATTTATCTAATGAAAAGTCAAATGAGAAAACGCAATTTGAAGTAACATACACACGAAATCAAGATATTTTGAAAAACAGACCTGGAATACATTATGCACCTCCAATTTTAGAAAAAAATAAAGATGGTCAAAGGTTAATTGTCACTTATGAAGTTGATTGGAAAAATAAAACAGTTAAAGTCGTTGATAAATATTCTGATGACAATAAACCTTATAAAGAAGGATAATATTGAAAGGGCGGATTACTAATGATTAAACAATTATACAAAAACATCACAATTTGTAGTTTAGCAATATCTACTGCATTAACTGTATTTCCGGCAACTTCTTATGCAAAAATTAATTCTGAAATTAAAGCTGTTTCTGAGAAGAATCTTGATGGTGATACTAAAATGTATACACGTACAGCTACAACAAGTGATAGTCAAAAAAATATTACTCAAAGCTTACAATTTAATTTCTTAACTGAACCTAATTATGATAAAGAAACAGTATTTATTAAAGCAAAAGGTACAATTGGTAGTGGTTTGAGAATTTTAGACCCAAATGGTTATTGGAATAGTACATTAAGATGGCCTGGATCTTATTCAGTTTCAATTCAAAATGTTGATGACAACAACAATACAAATGTGACTGACTTTGCACCAAAAAATCAGGATGAATCAAGAGAAGTTAAATATACGTATGGTTATAAAACAGGTGGAGATTTTTCGATTAATCGTGGAGGCTTAACTGGAAATATTACAAAAGAGAGTAATTATTCAGAGACGATTAGTTATCAACAACCATCATATCGTACATTACTTGATCAATCTACGTCACATAAAGGTGTAGGTTGGAAAGTAGAAGCACATTTGATAAATAATATGGGACATGACCATACGAGACAATTAACTAATGATAGTGATAATAGAACTAAAAGTGAAATCTTTTCTTTAACACGAAATGGAAATTTATGGGCGAAAGATAATTTCACACCTAAAGACAAAATGCCTGTAACTGTGTCTGAAGGGTTTAATCCAGAATTTTTAGCTGTTATGTCACATGATAAAAAAGACAAAGGTAAATCACAATTTGTTGTTCATTATAAAAGATCAATGGATGAGTTTAAAATAGATTGGAATCGCCATGGTTTCTGGGGCTATTGGTCTGGTGAAAACCATGTAGATAAAAAAGAAGAAAAATTATCAGCATTATATGAAGTTGATTGGAAGACACATGATGTGAAGTTTGTAAAAGTACTTAATGATAATGAAAAGAAATAAGTAATAAAAGTTGCCTGCTACATAGAATGTAGTAGGTAACTTTTATTTATATTTGAGTAGATAGATTTATTATGATGTGCAGTGTATGAATCTTGTTTGAGTGTAGAGTAAAGACTTGTATTAATGAAAAATTAAAGTTGTTAAGATGATTTTATTAAAATGTAAGTCAATTCAAATTTTAACAATATAACTCGCTTCGTCCTTTTAGAACGAAGCGAGTTATTAGTTAGTTGAGCACTATTTACTATAGGCTTTGATTGGGTAATGATCTGAAAAATCATTGTAAACGTAGTAATATGGGAACGCATATACATCCCATGGCTTAGGTTTTTCAGTCACAACTTCATTGACTAATTGTTTTGGTTGTTTATGATCTTTATCTGTAAATATATAGTCTAAATGTTCTGGTTTACCATTAGGGTAATTATATTTCGCAATTGAATTTGATTGAGGGTCCCATGTGCTATTATGACCTGCATATAGAACATCATTTACATTCAAGTTTTTAAGCATATCTTTGAACTCTGGAGTGCCTTTATTAACATTAAGGTCGCCACCTATATATACCGTTTCATCTTTAGGGATATTTTTCTTTTTAACAAAGTCACTGATTTCTTTCATTTGTTCAGCTCTAATTTTTCGATCATGTCCAGCACCACAACGTGAATCTTCAGATTGTGTATGTGTACCGATAACGTGAATGTTCTTACCATTTTTCTCTATTTTTGTATAAACAAAGCCTTTGTTGCTATCATTATCGAATCCACAACCGCTTTTGAAAACATGCTGGATTTTTTCTTTAATAGGATATTTACTTACAATCGCTACGCCACCATCTTCAGCAACAGTTGATGAGTAGCTACCTTCAGTTTTGTCCCAACCTGATTGAGAACGACCGAGTACAGGTGTTTGGTAAGGATATTCTTTTTTCACATTACTTAATAATTTGTCTGATGCACCATTATCAAATGCTTCATTGAATATTACGACATCATTATTTTTAATATAAGAAGATTGTCCGATTAAATCAGCGCGTTTATATTGTCCCCAGTTTGGATACATAGAAACCTTGTAACAACAGTATTTATTGGGTTTGGAGTCCCTAATGGGTCCCTAAATTACATACTTTCTAAAATTTTAGTTGTTTTTTTGTCCTCTTCATTAAATTTTTCTTCTAACAAATGAGAATACACGGATGTAGTTATTGCTATATTTTTATGACCTAATCTTTTAGAAATGTAATGTATAGATACACCTTTTGCTAGTAAATAAGAACAATGAGTGTGTCTTAATGCGTGCGATGTAATAATTGGTATATTATTGACTCTACAGGCTGATTTCAAAGCATTATTGATAGCCTGAAGGTTAATTATAGATCCGGCTTCTTTGAAAATGTAACCATCATAGCTAATTGCAAATGTACTTATGACGTCCATAATGTGTTTCATATCAGATTTAGCGATACTGATATATCTAGGGGAAGTATCGGTTTTTCGCTCGTCAATAAATATAGTGTTTTTCACTTGGTTGATATGCTCAATCTTTATATTTCTTGCACCACTGACACGACAACCCGTACAAATCATTATGAATAGCGCTAATGATGAACGAGTTCTCTTCTTTCTGACGTGATCTTTTAGTATTTCATATTCAGTTACCGAGATGAATTTTTCTTGTTCTGACTTCGTAGGTTTTCCGGCTTTATAATTAACTTTATAAGCGGGGTTTTTAAAAATAAGTCCATCATATAATGCGTCATCTAAAGCTGACCGAATAGCACCGTTTGTTTTTCTTATAGTTTCTTTTGCGTGTTCTTTTGAATGGTCGTTTATGAATTTCTGATAAACTTGTCTATTTATCTTTGATAACTCCATTTTACCTATTTTATGTTTTTGTATATGTTGTAATGCATTTCTATAATGACGGTAGGTATTTTCTTTAACAACAGGTTGTTTATACGTTTTAATCCAATTTTCGAAGTATTCTTCAAGAGTTATATAGTTATCTATATTAAAACCACTTCTTAACTCATTTAACTTGTCTAGTCCAGCAGAATTAGCTTCACGCTTTGTTCTAAAACCTTTCTTACGGTATCTTTTTCCTTCATGCTTAAACTCATATTGCCATTTTTTACCATCGTAACAACGTGTTTTCATGTGTTCCCTCCTCAAAATTGGCAAAAAATAATAAGGGTAGGCGAGCTACCCGAAATTTCGCATTATAGATAGGTTAGTGACAAAATACATTTTTCGTCTAGATTAACCGTGCCTCTTAGATTATTAATATTTTCGTTTAGATGTTTTTCAGAAACTTTAGCAACTTCATAATCGTTCATGTAAAGTGTTTGGTTTTTTATTGTATAATTAAGTAATTCATAATCTTTGTATACTTCTTTTACTTTATCTATATCAACATTTTCAAGAACAAGTTTTTTTATGTTATTATAATTAAAGTTTTCCATTGTTTTCCTCCTATAATAGCTTATCTGCAATCATCACAGCTAATAAATCGTTTTGTCTTATTGCTTCTAATTTTAAGTTGAATATTTGTGTGACATATTTATCTGAGTCTCTAGGTACTTTATTAATTGTTTTAGAAAAGTTGTTTAACCATTCGATTTTATCTTCATATTTCATTTTACTATTTGCAAAATTCTTTTTCTGACCGTGTCTTAAAAGTCTAGTTGTATACTTCCCGGCAAGTTGGTGTCTTTTTTCTTGGTTTTTATAAATTGGACTTTTATAAATAGCTTTATAAATTTCGTTTATAGTAGCAAAATATTGATTTCCTGTACTTTTATTTACTGACAAATGATTGCTAGACTCGAAATCGTTGACTACAATATAGTATTCATAGTCGGTTTTTATCGAGTAATTTTTCGAATTCATCAAAAATTCTATAGTAAATAATTGGTCTTCAGCAGTTTTAGAGAATGTTTTGAATTTTATCTTGTTTTTATCTATAACACTTTTTTTAAACATTTTTAGTACTGATAAAGCATAAAAAATACTATTATCAATAATATCAGCTTTCGCTACATTTCCTTTCTCAAATATAGCTTTAGGAACACTTCTTCCTTTACCTTCAACTCCATATTTTCCAATTATTAAATCGCTATTATTTTCTTTGCCGTAATTATATAAATCTTCTAGTGCTCTTTCGTGAAGTAAATCATCAGAATCTAAAAAGAATACATATTCAGCTTTGCTCATTTTTAAGCCTGTATTTCTAGGTACGCTAGCATTTCCACTATTCTTTTTTAATTGTTTAAAACGAACTAATCCTTTATATTTTTTTATAACATTCAAAGTCTCACCATTGTCATTTGAATGATCATCAATAATAATTAATTCGTAATCAGTACTCTTCATTGTTTGATTTAATACAGAACTAATGGTTCTATGTAATTTTTCGCCGTTATTGAATGTTGGCATTATAACACTTACTTTTTTCATTTTCATTTCTCCTTTGCTTACTTTATATATTAAAGCGCCACATAGGCGCTATTAATCAATACGTTTTCACACTAGTAGGCGTTTTTTTGTTTAGTAAAATCATAATGAATCTTCTTTGGTTAACTTATCGCCATCTAATTTTTGTGAAATAAATTCCAAGTATTTACGCGCATTATGTGACGATAAATCTTTAGGTAACTCATAAGTGAATGGTTGATTACCACTAGTTAAAACTTCATATACTATAGTTTCTTTTTTTATTTTGCAATTTTTTATTTTCATTATAAACTTCCTTTCAAACACTGCTGAAATAGACGTCTTTTTCAAATAAGCATGATTAATACTTCAATTCTTTAATCCACATATATTTAAAAGTGAGGTAGTAGGTAATAAATATAAGACTTAAAGTTAAGATTGCTTTTTTCATGTTTCATAATTAAAACCTCTGTAAATTTAAGGTTAGTATTATGAAATAATGGATTGGTTTATTCTTTAGTACTAACTTCGTAGTAAATTATATAGTTCGCTAAATTGTATTTATCTACTATATTTTTGGAATAAACAATTTCCTTTTCTTTCTTCAGTAAATTATAAAAATCTACATCATTTTCGTTAGCTGATTCTATTTTGGTGATATCAGATTGTCTAACGATTCTTTTAGATCTGTCAAGGTATATAAATTTCCCTGATTTAGAATTAGTCTTTTTATTCACACCGACGTAAATTGAAAGTAATATACTTTTTCCAAAAACAGCATCGCTGTGATTATGGTTTTCATCTTCTATAACTAAGAATACATGTTTTTTTGTAAAAATTTTTTTGATCATCGTTATTATTCCTTTATTAAATTTATTAAGTCTTCTTCATTTAAAAATTGAATTTTTGCACCATTTCCAACATATTCTCGAGCTTTTCGTTGTTTTGAAACTAGTCCGTTCACATCTTTATATTTATCATCTTGAACACCTTCGACTAAAATATCTGTTTTTGCAGTTACGTCACTTCTGATATAAGCTCCTTTCTTTCTAGTTAATATCATTAAATCTTGTTTTTCAGTGTCAAAATTACCTGTAAAAACAACATTTTTATCTTTTAAAATAGGGATTACACTTTCCACTTCTATTTTATTAATCTCAGATATTTTCATATGAATTTTTTGAAATCCTGAATCGAAAAGTTTAGTTGGAGAGTTAGAATATTTGCTAAATCTAATGTATTGCTTAGGCATATAATGTATTAATTTTAATACACTATAATGCTGATTGTTTTTAGCGAGTGATATCAACATCTTCGATAAAGCTAGCACGTCAAATTTAGCAGAATGTAATTTTTCTTTATCGATATCATATAAGCTACACAAATTTTCTAATTTAAAACTAGAGATTGCGTGGAAGCTTCTAAAGATATTTATACTATCGACATACATGAAGTTTGGAACAGGTAAGTCATAATAATTATTAGTATTTTTTAATACTGAAATATCAAAAAGTGCATTATGAGCAATAATTAAATGTGATTCTTTTAAAAGATAGAGAATTTCTTGGTAAATATCTGGATATTTAGGTGCTTTTAATATGACATCTTCAGGTATTTTATGTATTTTAGCGTTTTTCAAGTTATATCTATTATTAGGAGGATTAATATAAGATGAATAAACTTTTACTATTGATAAATCCTTAATTAAAGATACAGCAACTTCGCAAGGGCTGTTCATATGTTCATTCATAGTTTCAAAGTCTAAGACTGTAATATCATATTTTTTCATTTGCAAGTGCTCCTTTTATAAAATAACTTTTCCAATTAACCTCACACTTTCATTTCTATAAAAGTGTAGATCGTCGTAATCTTTATTTAGTGAAACTAGAGTCAATCTATCATCTTCAACAAAGACTTTCTTAACATACGCTTCTTCTTCAATGATGAATATACCAATTTGTCCATTCTTTATATTGTGAGTTTTCTCCACAAATATGATTTCGCCATCTTTAAACATAGGTTCCATAGAATCACCATTTACTTTTAACGCTAAATCGTGTGTGGGGATAGGTCCTTTAACCATTTCAGTAAATAGCGTTTCATCGTGTAAACGTTCTCCTACACCAGCAGAGACGCAACCATTGACGTTAACTGGAGTTTTCTCCTGTTTATATGAATTAATATCTACAACGTTATCTCCTTTAGAATTCTGTTCTTCCAATTGTTCATTTGCATAGTTAAGTACGTTTTCTTGGCGGGGAGGTGTGAGTTTGTTGTATATGGAAGTGATGTCGTTATCGTCTTTGTATGTAGTATCTATGTCGCTTTTACCAACCTCGAAAACATCAGCTATCCTTTGTATAACGCCGTGAGAGGGGTTGGAACGTAAATTTAAATAATCGCTTAAAGTAGATGGTTTTATGTTAATGAGTTCAGCAAGTTTCTTTTGAGACATATTTGAATCGTTGAGAAATTTTCTAATGTTTTTGGCTATAATAATATTTCTTTCTTTGTTCATATTACTTACCTCCTTTTTTTCTTATTATACGAAATTTTCATATCATAGTAAAGTTTTTTACGAAAAAAACGTATTTAATGTTGACAATACGAAAATTTCGTATTTACGAACGATAAAAAGAAATCAATTATTTTAGCATTTAAAGAAAAACAAACATCTTAATAGGAGGAATAACAAATGAACATTCAAGAAGCAACGAAGCTAGCGATGGAGAAAGGAATAAGTATAAGGAGAGAGAATCAAGATGTGTATGGGATATTACCAACTAATTTGCAGCGTTATCAATGCCTAGTCGTATCTAGACACTATAAGAAAAAAAGACAAACCGCCGCCGGAAGGTGGCAGCCTAGCGCAGACGATTTAATAGCAGATGATTGGATTTTAGATTATTAATTTTTTCAAATCTCTAATTAAACCCATAAGTGTTTTGTAATCTTTTTTGGATTCTGATTCTGAGTAGGCGATACCTTCTCGAGAAAGAGCCATCTCAAGAAAACCGCCATCTTCAGCAGAAGCAATTACAAAATCTCTATGCTTTAATTCAAGAACTGCATCGATATAGTCTTCAAAATTAAAACCTAAAAAGAAAGCGTTAAATGAGGATTCATCACTACCGAAATAAGATGCAGAATGTTTAGACATACCTTCGTCAATTCTACCAAGGTAAATTGAATAAAGTTGTAAAAGGACAAATTTAGCTTCATCAGTCATAAGTCATTCACCTCCTTAATAGGAGTATAGCAGAAAGGAGCACAAACAATATGCAAGCATTACAAACAAAATCGAACATAGGCGAAATGTTCAACATACAAGAAAAAGAAAATGGAGAAATCGCAATC